CTTTTCTAAGGAGAAATCATGGCTACCTGGCAACAAGGTATTAGTTCAGGCGGATTTCTTGCCGGCATTGGTCAGAATAACCAGAACGCGCCACAGGCAAGTGATGCAAATACTGCTCTCGAATACATTCGGCAGAATAATGAAAATGAGTGGTCTGGAAGGAACAATGTTGGTCTGCAGGCGCTTAATGCTATCGCAGGGAATCTTCAGCTCTACAAGCAAGCACAGCAAGCTGATCGGCAGAGTGAATTTCAGCAGGCATACGGTAATGCCTTTGCATCAGGTGATCGCAATGCAATGCGCCAACTTGCAGCCCAATATCCTGACCAAATCGACGCAGTTCGCAATGGAATGAAGTTCGTCGACGAAGACCAGCGAAATACAGTCGGAAACCTTGCCGCCGGCGCAAGACTGGCATCAACATCTCCAGACAGCATGATGTCATGGCTGCAGAACAATGCTGCTGATTTGCAACGAGTCGGCCTTAATCCCATGGAAGTTGCACAAACATATCAGCAGAACCCTAAGGCATTTAGTGATTTTGCAGATCATCTCGGCATGGCTGCGCTTGGCCCTGATCAGTATTTCAACGTTCAGGACAAAATTGCAGGAAATGCAATCACCATGCGTGGGCAGGATATTAGCCAGCAAAACGCAGCTCAGAACAATGCGGTTGCAATGCGCGGTCAGGACATTCAGGCAAACTTAGGTCAACAGAGGATTGACCTGGACCGTGAAAATAACCGCATTAACATGGAAAATAAGCGGTATGAGCGGCAACTGCAGAATGAAACAAATGACCTAAAACGGCAGGAACTTCAGCAGAAAATTGACTCAAACAACCAAGCGCTACAGCAGAAAAAGAATGATCTGAACTCCGGATATAAAGACAGCATCAACACACTTACTACCAGCATGGGAACGCTTAACGATATCCTTTCTTCTCCATCATTGAAAAGCATAACCGGCATCAGAGGTGCTATTCCTAACATACCTGGATCTGCAGCGGCTGATGTTCAGGCCAGATTAGATACCTTCAAATCGCAGGCATTCTTATCTGCAGTTGCGGCAATGAAAGGGATGGGGGCGCTATCTGATGCCGAAGGTAAAAAGCTTGATGCTGCAGTAGGTTCTCTGCAGAACTCTCAGAGTGAAGATGCATTTAAACGCAATGGTAAAATCATCATGGATATGTATAACCAAAAGCGTAACGATGCCGTTTCCAAGTATGTACAGCAGAACGGAATCCAGAGAGTAACCGCTCCGCAGCAATCAATCGACTATCTTCGTCAGCATCCTGAGCTATCTGCAGACTTTATCAACCGTTATGGTTATCTCCCGTCCATTGGAGGCTAAATGGCAACTTACAGAGAGCTTCTGGAGCAGGCTGGCGCTCGCCACGGAATCCCGGAAGGGCTGATGACTCAACTCGGAGGAAAGGAATCCTCTTATCGTCCTGATGCGTTTAGTAGTAAGGGTGCGCGAGGATTAACCCAGGTGATGCCTGACACATACCGTGGCATGGGATATACCGATGAGCAGATGCAAAATCCTGAATATCAGGCTGACGCCGGGGCAAGATACCTATCTCAGATGTATCAGCGATTTGGTAACTGGCGTGATGCTCTGCAGGCTTATCACGATGGGCCAGGTAATGTGGAAAAGGCAAAGCGCGGTGAGTACACGCCAGGTCCAGAGGGGCGACAGTATGTTGATAATCGGTTCAGTCAATGGACTGGAGACCCTTCAACCAATAATGATGTAGAGCAGCGGGCAACATCTGCAAAACTTCATCCTCAGCAAGACCCGGATAACCCTTTTGCGCAAATTGAGTCTCAGGCAACAGGAAATCTAGTTGAGTCTCACATTCAGGACGATCCAAATAACCCGTTTGCACAGATTGAACAACAATCAGAAACCACTCAACAGCCGGTACAGCAACAAACTCAACAGCCACAGCAAGGGCAGCAGCAAGAGCAGGGATTCATGTCTGACCTTGGCAATGCTGTCGCTGAAACAGGGAGAGGACTTCTGCAGGCCGGCGTTAATGTTGTCAACATTCCTGCATCAGTAGCAGATGCCGTTACCAGCGCCGGCGCATGGGCTGGGAAGCAACTTGGTATTGGTGATGGAACTTACATGCCGGCACCAAGAGTGACCACTCAAGGCCTGGAGCAGGGCCTTGGCTTGCAGCAAGGAACGCTCACCCCTCAGACTACGGAAGGAAAGATTTTTTCTGAGGCGCTGCCGTATCTAACTCCTGTGGGAATTGAGAGAGCAGCTTCACAGGCACCAACTGTTGCTGGGAGGATTGCTGAAGGTGCATCACGGCTTTTAGCTGAGAACGCCGTTGGTCTTTGGCGGCAAATAGCCAGCAGGATAACGTAGAAAACCTCGCTACAGACCTTGGTCTTGGAGTCGCTACCGGCGGATTAGTTAACGCGGCAGGAAGAGGCATAAGCGCGGCATATCGTGGAGCAAGAGGTGCCATTTCACCAGAGGCACAACAAGCAATTCGATTTGCTGAACAGGAAGGAGTCCCGCTGCATACTACTGATGTTTTGCAACCACAATCCAGAGTGGGTCGCATGGCACAGACAACAGCAGAAAATATCCCATTTGCTGGCACAAGCTCCATGCGTGCAACCCAGCAGGAAGCAAGAAGCCAGCTAGTCCAGGATTATGCGTCACGTTTCGGTGAGTACGATCCATCTATTGTCATTGGCAGCCTGAAAGCAAAAACATCAGGAATCAGAAGGGCGGCAGGAAATCGTCTTGAACAGATTCAAAGCGCAATGACGGGGGTGAATATCCAACCGTCCAGAGCAATTCAACAAATAGACGATGAGATAGGGAAGCTGCAAAAGTTAGGGCAGGTTGCCGATACTGATACTATCAGCAAACTCCAGTCATACAGAAATGAGTTAGCTAAAGGAGATATTGATCTTGAGCAGCTAAGTCGACTGAGAACACAGTTCAGGATGGATGTTAGAGGCGAACGTACACATATGCCGCAACCGGCAGAGGCAGCAGTACAGCGTGTGTACAGGGCGATGACAGGAGATATAGATAACTCAATAGGTCAGAACCTTGGAAATGATACCCTTCGCCGATACAAGCAAGCTAATGCTGTATATGCCGACGAAGCCAATAAATTACAGAATACGCGCCTTAAGAATGTATTGATGAAAGGTGATTTAACCCCTGAAGTAGTTAACAACATGCTTTTCAGCAAGAACAAGTCTGAGGTTCAGAATCTGTATAACTCAGTTGGCAGAATTGGCAGAGCGCAGATGAGGAATGGAATCATAGGTAAGGCAATGGAGAAATCAGATGGATCTCCTGACCAGTTCCTCCGCCAACTTAACATCATGTCAAACCAGACCGGTATCGCGTTCAAAGGTCAGGATGCGGCATATATCAAAGGATTGAAAAACTACCTTGATTCTACCAGGCAAGCATCTAAAGCTGCAGTTACCACGCCTACAGGGCAGCAAACTATCCCATTTATTCTAGGGATAGGCTCTGTTACCAACCCAGCATTGATGGGTGTTGGTGGTGGGTATGGGATACTTGCCAGAATCTATGAGAGTGAGGCTGGAAGGAACGCAATGCTACGCCTGGCAAATACACCCCGCGGGTCTACTGCGTTCGAGTCTGCACTGGCTGATGCTCAGCGTGTTATCAACGCCATAGCGCAAGGCGCGAAGTCGGAAGCGTTAAGCGAATAATGCAACACCAACACAAACGCCGAAAATCAGGAATGCAAGATTAAGTAGATCTCTGTTCATATTCACCTCGCCATGGATGGCATGAAGCTGCCTGTAGTTATATTATCGTTCACCTTTCATATGAGGGTGAAGGGTAATGATTAAATATATTTTATTAGGTGGATGCCTTTTGGCTCTTTCCGGATGCACCACAGCAGATAAGACATTTGGTCCTGACGGAAAGGAAGCTTATCAACTAACCTGTTCTGGAATAGCTCAGGATTGGGGGAATTGCCAGGTTAAGGCAGGTGAGTTATGCGGCTCGCGTGGATATAACATTGTAAGTGTCAACGGTGAGCAGGGTGCTGCATTCACTGCAAACCCGCAAATGGCATTTGGCAGTTCTACCATTTACAGAAACATGCTTATTTCCTGCAAGTAAGCTCAGCCCGGGTGTCCGGGCTATTTTTTTCTGTAATGTTCACTAAGTCGCTCAAACACCAGATTTTTAACCTCTTGAGATATAACGTCAGCCTCTCTTTCTGCCTCATCCCTAAATCCAGAAACTGGAGAAGGCCTACCAAGTGACTCCTCAAGAGTAGCCACTATTTCAGCATTGATAGACCGGTTGTTCATTTTCGCGCGTTGCTTAATCTTCGCGTGTAGTTCGTGCGTAAGCCTCAAGTGGAACTGCGCCTCATCGTATTTGCTGTACATCCTTGATGCCCTCACCAGTGGGTGGAATGGCATCGTAAAACCTACTGGATAAATCAACAATCGTACCATTTCGGTATGTAACTATAACTTACCGCAGCTCTGCTGTGGGGATTACTTGCGCCCGGAGCACATCAAATGACAGATACCAATTTTCTGGTCTCTATGCCTTCAGCACCATTTTCATCGCCAAGAGCATTCAAAGCGGTATCCAATGGGAAAATATATATAGGTCTTCCTGATACAGACCCTGTAAATCCAGTTAACCAGGTACCGGTATATGTTGTTAATGAAGATGGATCAGAGGTTCAGGTAGCCCAGCCAATAATTATTAATGCAGGTGGATTCCCTGTATACAACGGGCAGATTGTGAAGTTCGTCGTCAAGCAGCCATATAGCATGGCCGTCTATGACATGTACGCTGCACAGCAATACTATTGGCCTGACCTGACGTTGGTAGACCCTGCCAATCTAATAGCAATGCTTGCAGCCACAACAGGCGCCAGCATGATAGGCGGCCTTAGCTTTATCTCACCTGAGATGTATGGGGCGAAAGGTGATGGCGTTACCGATGATACTGCAGCGATACAGGCTGCGATTGATGCAGCTAAATCATCCTCTCAATTCAGAGTTGAGGGAAAAGGGCGTTATCGAATTTTCTCTCCAGTAAAACTGGATAACCTCGGGCAAGGTTTCAGGCTTGACCTTCAAGCAGTGATAGCTGATGCATCATTTCCAGCAACATCTGACTGGAAGACGGCAAACGGAATGTTTGAAGTAGGCGGATCTAGTAATGGCTCCATGGTTGGAGTGGAGATAAAAATAGGCTTCGCCAGTGGAAATAATGTGGCGACTCTTTTCAAACTTAAAGGATACGGAGCTGGAGGCAGCTCATTTTGGGCAGGCAGGGTGCAAGATTGCATTGGGGTTTTTGACAGCACAAACTCTAACCAGGCCAACTCAAACTCGAATCTTGTAGAAGGCCTGTATTGGCTGAGAGGGACTTATGGAATAAGACTCAGACGAAATGGCTCGTTTGTTGTTGAGGGAACAAAAATCAGAGTTGGATTCATGACCGGAATGAAGTACGGCGGCATCCAAATGTTTAATGGTGCGCAAGAGTTTAGCATAAACGCAACTGGGATTGACTTCTGTGGGAGAAACCTCACCCAGCTAACGGTAAACGCACTTCCTCCTGTAACTGTTCGCGAAACTATGCTCACAAACAATGCCACGGGAAATAGTTTCGAAGTTCTCGACGTTTATCAGCAGTTTTCAGGGGTATACAGCATCCTGGTTATTGAGCCATCAAGCTCAGAGGGAGGTAGCGACCAACTTCTCGGCCGGCCAAACTGTAACAGTTGGAGGAGTTTCCTACACAATTAGCGCAGTAACCACGTCGGTAACCGGTCAAGCATATTTTGACTTTATCCATGGATTCCAGGGGGCGGCATTTAGTCGAGGATATGCTCA